GAGGGTTTATGCTTAAATTCCGGCCTCTGCATGATTTCAGGCAGCTTGTACTGAGCTGCATTCCATACTACATCTGCAAAATTTGCCATTTTTTATAAATTAAAATTAAAACTAAAATGGCTGCATCTTAGCCCTTAACTCCTTAAGCCTCATTCTCGGCTTCGAACTGCGCTTGTAATCGTTGACCTTCTTTTGACATGGGGTCAATTTTGTTCTGCTCCATGTGTTTAAAAACATCATTTATGGTCTTGAATTTACCACTGGATTTACCAGAATCATCATCACCACCACGACCACCACCGTTTATCCAGTTGTTCTTTTTTGCGTAATCAACCAGGATAGTGTCAACAGGGATATACTTTTCAAGTGAATCCTTTAATGGTTTCCCATTATGTATCGCAAATGGTTCACCGCCATCAGTGAAGTCGATTGAATAACCGTCCATTTGTAAGAGTGCTGAAAACTGATCCGCATTTACTACGTTCAGATTCTTTGGCATCTTTGACAGGATAGTCTTTTGTACTTTGGTTGACTTCTCCAATCCGGTGTACTTGTCATTCCAGGATTTCAATTCATTTTCTTTTGCCTCTACAGTCTTTTGAAGGTTTGTAAGACTTTCGGTTAATTCCTGGATTTTCTTGTTAGGCTCTACGCCTTTTGTTTTCTCGAAAGATTCATTTAGTGCCTTTGCTGTAGCGTCAAAATCAATCTCTCCTTTGTCGTTTTTCTTAACCTTGCTTTCAAGGTCAATACTGGAAACCCTCTTTAATGCCTTAATAAGCATTTCAGAACCAGCTTCCTTACCTTCAATGTAATACCCCGTTTTGTTTTCCTCTTTAACCCGATCCTTAAGCGACGAAAGTTCACTGTCAGACATGACATGAACCGTAGGTGCTTCGAGTTTGTATGCTTCCTCTTTGCTCAGTGCTTCTTTGAGCAGATCAAGCGTCAATTCCTTGTCGCCGATCTTTACGCCTTTTAGCCTTCCGGCTATTAAATCAAAGTTTTCAATCATTTATTCTTTGTTTTGAAGTTCCGCTATTTTAGCTTCCATATCCGCCGTTTTAGCATTCTTTGCGATTGTACCTCCCAATTCTGCTATCTGTGCGAATAATTCAGCCCTGTATTGCTTTTCATCCCGTACTTCTGATTTTGCTTCGTCAAGTTCGTAATGAAGCCCTGTTACACGGGTATCTTGGTTCATCATATCGGCATCTTTCTGGTCAATTGACACCTTGCGTATCACTGACAGAACCTTGCCCTGTTTGTCCACTTTCTGCTCCTGATAAATTTGTGGCATTTTCTTTTATTTTAGTTTCGACAAATTGTAAAAAATTATCGTGAAGTTTTTGATAATCAAGTTTCAATATTACTTCTTCGCTTAACGTAATCAACCATGCGTCATAAAAGGCACGTTTCAGATACTCTTTTAGGGGTAATGAAGTCTTTGCTTCTGCAATGGTTAAATGCCTGTAGTCGTTCGTGTAAAACAGTTTCTTTTGTATCGAAAGTGTCTTTGAATCATTGGCATACTTAGATTCATAATACTCTATCAGCGCATCATCAAGCCATTCAGTAGGTGCGCCTGATATACGTGCCGATTCGTACCGTTTCCACAGGTCGTCAGTCTTTTCGATCATATACCTACGACCCAGGTTAATGGAGGATCCTTTATAAGTCCCCTGGTAGTGAAATTCACCGATAAAATCAGTGATATACTTTTCGGTTTCCTCTACCCAATCAGCATAATCGTTCAATGTATCATTTACGGGTTGTGAATCAATAAAAGCACCTGTAGCTGTTTCATTGTCTGCTTTTTCACGGGTATATGATCCTAAGATAGAATACTGAATAAGTTTTTCAAGCCATTCAAGTTCTGTTCTGAATTCCCGCCATGTTTCAAGGTCTGGTTGAACATAACCAGCAATATCCGGTACGAGTTTAGGTTCATCGTTGGTTGTAGGAGGTACTATACCAATAACATCGGAAACGTCTTTCTTAATATAATATCCAGTTCCCTTACATTCCCTGCATACGTGGCCTTCTATCAATCCCGTTCCGTCACACGTCTTACATTTAGCCGTTAACATTTTCCACATTATAGGAAAGCCATGAGCAAACTCATACACGTTCTTAACAGAGTTTGTTCTTAGGTATTTATCGGCGAGTTCTGCAGCTATAGAAAACCGTGATTCGTACAGGTCTAAATTGTCATGAAATAAATCACCGATAACAAAACCGGGTACACGGCCCCATACATTGTCAAATGTCTGAGGTATTCCATTAAGTTCTTCGATGATTTCAATATGGTCATTTATAAGTTTAACCATGTAGTCTTTTGCATCATCATACACCCTGAACCATTCAGCATCGTCCGTTTTCGGTAGTTTAAAGATGACATACTCAAGTTTACGCCCGTTACGCTGGTAGTCATGGATTGTATTGATAGATTTGTACGTTGGATAACATATAAGGCCTTCTTTACCTTCTTTGTTTTCAATCAGGATAACTCCGTTCGGGTCAGTAAGATACTTGTTTAATGCTTTATTCTGTATCCATTTACGGATCGGAACACCTTTAACATCCTTAAGTAAGTTTCTGAACTCGTCCTGTTTCGTGTCGGTAAGTTCGTAGTACGTCGATCCGCCTTTAGCAGAGAATACCTTGTTAATCACACGAATGATTGAGGAAAACAGATGCTTGTTTGAAATAGATGTATTCTTCCTTAATACAAGTTGATCAGAGTTCTCAAAGTTTGATATTTCACGTATGTATTCAATGACATTGTTTCCATTAACGTGCATATCCAGCTTTTTATGAGATTCGCACGCTTTTTCAATAAGCTCTTTTGAGGAAGGCTCTTTAATAAATTGTAGAATCTGACCTGTTGTAAGGATCATTTTAGCTAAAAATGTTAGGCTAATATATACAATACAACAATCGACTTTTGAAAGTTAGCCTTGCATATATGTTTTACATCGTAAAATACCTAACCGTTACCCTTTATTTCCTGTATCGGTTTACCACGTTTTTTATTTGGGATGTGTTCGGCGTCTATGTTTACAACAAAGTGCCGGATAGTAAAAGTAGTTGAATGATTCAGTTTAGCCTTGTCAATCAGCTTATAAAGATCGTAAGTATATATCCCGATCATGTCAGAAGCGCACGTAAGGCAGCACGTTACTACCTTTCCTGTTTTCTCGTTTGTTACTGCGACTGTCATATACTTATTACCCTTATTCCGCTATGTAATTCGAACCACATCCGCATAAGAAGCATATCCATGTAGTCGGGTGAATGTCCTAATAGTTCCTTCATCTTATCTTTTGTAATGAGTTTCTTTTTATCGGTGTTCACATTATCCCTTTTCAAACATATACTAAGTTCTTTGCGTATTTCTTCCTGTTGCGCCGGAGTGCATATAATATGTATCTGCCCGTTATTGATCATTTCAGCCAGCTTAAACCCACACTCGTCTTTTATGTTACCAAACTCAACCGGATGCACCGCCCTTGCATTACCGTGAAACGTTCTTATGTTTTGAATATAAGCCGATAGGTAAGCACCAAGCCCGTCACTGTCTGCTATTATATTCGTGTTTCCTACTGCTTTAGCGTTCTTAAGCTCTGTTAAACTTTGTTCAATTATTTTACCGTCACTCTTTTTCATGTCAATAGATACAGTACACTGTAATCCATCCCAGTATCCAGCCACAAACTTGTCACGGCCCTGCATGGCTAAGTCAGCACTTATGTAACGTTGCCCTGGTTTTATGTGTGTGTTTGTAAATAGATTAATCAGTGAGTTATAGTCTACAAGTGCGGAGGGATCGTCGTCATATTCAAAGTTGCCATATAAAAGCCGTTGTTTTGTTACTTCGTCCGCTGTAGCCAAGTTATCAAAGAATGACTGAGGTACATGGGGATTGTCTGAGGGAAGTGCAGCGACAAACTTCTTATGTTCAGATAAATTACCTGTTATTGACGGTTTAACAAAGTCTGTATATATCCACGTTTTAGCAGGGTTACAGGTATATAAAACCTTGGGGACCGTCTTCCAGTCTTTTCCCTCTGTAACCGAGAACCTACCTTTTAACACCTGAGGAGCCTTGTAATGTATCTGTTGGGCTTCATCCAGAAAAGCATCCGTGAGGTCGTATGATCCTAACCTGTCAAACTCCGGATCAGAAGGCATGAACTTTATTTCCCGGAAGAATATCCTTGATCCGTTTTCAAACTCAAACTTAAAATCTTGGGCATTGTACCGATAATCTATATCCTTAGTAAGTCCGTAAAACTTTAACCGGTGAAAGAAGGTGAGTAATGTAGTATCTTTTAGTTTAGTCAACTCCTCACGGCCAATAAGTGAATAACTTTCAGGCATTGACAGCCTTCTGAATATCTGCCAGTCGCAACCAAGAACGGACTTACCTGACCTGGCAGACCCTCCGTAAAGCACTTCATTTACTACATCATCTTCCAATAACGACAAAGCCTCTTTCTGTTTAGGGAATAGAGGCATCATTTCAAAGTCTTTAGCTTTGTATAATTTTATCAGGTCTATTGTGTCATTTAATGGATCACTGAGCATCTTTACTTAATTCTCTTTTAAGACGTACTCTCTCTTTTAGTTCCTCAATGGTTAATTCGTGGTTTATTGATTCGCCCTTTGTGGTTACGTCATGTTCTGTCTTGTCAATCCAACCCATATTTTTAAGGGCAAAAATAGCACCTATCGTATTACCTATTTGAAGTTGTTCCTCGTATTCCTGTTCGATAAATAACCTGGCTCTTTTTATAGTGTAACAAAACCCTTCTCTTTGTTCGTAAGCGTAAAAAGATTGCCTGCTTTCAAATCCTATAAAATAACACAATCCTGTTATTGTGGGAATGGGTACTTGTATTACTTGTTTATTTGATCCCTTACCTACAACGATAGACTTTTTCTTTATTCCGCTATTAAAATATCTATCAATAGCCTCTTGAAGCTCTTCAGGAGAATTGAATATCGGAGGTCTACCACCCTTGTTAGGTTGTTTATCCGTTAATCCTGTTTTCTTATCTCGTGCCATGTTGTAATATATTATTAACTTCTTCAACTATTTCCCTGCCATCGTAGGAATTATGAATTACTATCATATCACCGGTTTCAATAACCTTAACAGTTGGAATACATTCGCACGTGCTTTTATCAATGTGATCCTTTAAGTCATTAACCGGTAAAATGTGATATATCATATCTTTCATCTGAAACACTTTAAATACATTTTAACCAAATGTTCATTTTTGAAGTTATCGAACTTACGGTTTACACCTTTAACCAGGAACACGGGGAATAAAGCTATTTTAATCACTATACAAGTAGTGGTTAATAGGAATAATCCGAATAGCTTTAAGCGTGTCATTTCATCTTTACCCTCATGGCTTCTTCACACTCGGCGGAAATATCTTCAGTTTTGTTAAATAAGTTATTTTCAATCATTTCATTTTTCATTTTATAAATTTCATCGGTGATGTAACCGATTAAATAAGCATATGACTCACCGCTATCATAAACTAAACCAATACCAATACGCCTGAAAAGGAATTCAACGGCGTGGAATATTTCATGTGCAATTGTTTTTGGTGTTGTATCGTTAAACAGGATTGCAGTCTGCCCACCCGAAAACATTAAAGTTCTGGCTTCATATGTGCCTTCAAATTGTTTTACTTCTGGACATATAACATTCGGAAGCCTATCTGTTAAGTATTTAGAGAAAGATTCATATTCTTCATTGATTCCTACAACAAGGTCAAATGGATATACATGATATTTGATTCGTTTTATCATCTCAATGCTTTTTTAATTGCGTCATATACTGTGCCGATAATTGCAATGGCTATACAAGCGATAACGACAAATGATAGGATTTTAAGTATTATCATTGGTTTGGTATTAATTTGCACTCGTCACCTTCATCCAGTCGGGCATAGGTTTAACTTTCACGGATTCGATTTCAGCTCTTTTTATGGCTATATTATTAGTAACGTTTTCAATAGCATTTTGATGTTTTCAAATATCCGGTTAAATTCTGAATCGGTCATTTTAACGATAATTTAGGTTTATCGGTTAATTCAAGCTCTGTTCCGGTTAAAGCAAAGTAAAGGTTTTGGAGTTGGTGGACGTATTCAATATAAACAGCGGTATATTCATTCTCAAAGTATACGCAATAATAATTTCCCCCTGTATTGGTTTTGGAAAGTGAAAAATACTCAATATCATGAAAAAGGTAATCGCCAGTAAACCCGAACTTCAATAACCATTCTTCGGTAAGTGGTATGGGTTCAATAGTATCCATGAGTAATTGCGAACACTCAACCTCGTAAAAATCTGACAAACTCCATTCGAATACATCACCTGGGCAATGGCATGTACTTACTCCAGTTTCCGATTGTTTGACATAATTCCCTATTCTCAATTCATTTGCTTTCATGTGGTTAAATTTAAAAGCGTTAAACAAATATACACATTTTTATAATCCGAAGGTTAGATTTTTATTAACATTTTTCAATACCTACTTTAATCTCATATATCCAAGTGTTATTTATGCCTCCAGTTAAAGTCTTCACTATCCATTTGCGCAACTTCAATATCAAAGTGTTTTTTGATATATTCCATTTTAGCGTTTTCTGGGCCTATATCAACACATCTGCCCCTTGGTAATTCTTATTTAGAATAATTCCAACTTACCAAAACATGACAAAAGTCATATATTAAGATGTAACAAACCTGTATATTTGACAGTATAAAATACAAACAAACAATGACAACAGAAACCATGAAAGTAACAATAAAAACAAACAAAGGGAGATCAAACGAAGAAGTATTTACGTTTGACGTACAATTCGAAGGATCAGAAAAACAAATTGAATTTGCATGCGACATTTTTGCTACAGTAATTAGTGGGTTATGTGACATGGTTGCAGGTAAGATGGATAACGAAAAAGTAAAAGCACAGTACGATATGATCGTTGCTAAATTATTAACTCAGACAAGTGCTAAATTTTGGATTGAAAATCGCGGATTAAATTTTCAGGCAATTTACAAATCATTATAAAACTTACTACAATGAAAACTTACAATGTAACAGCAAGCGCAGAAAGAGAACCAAAATTAGAAGTAATGTTCGCTTTTAATGGTCAATTTGGAATTGAAACTACTCATGATTTTTCAGAAGCCTCGTTATTTTCAGAAGCTGTAAAATTAAATGTAAAAGTAAGCCATATGTTCCCCGGTACGACTGATGAATGGAACAGGCATATTGATTATTGCATAACTGAAGAATTAAAAAAAGAAGGCATAACTTATACCAATGACTACGGCACATTTTTAAAATAACCCCGTCGCAGTTCCGTCGTAAGTCTTTTACGGGCCACCCCTACTTCCGAAAGGATTAGGGGTTTTGGCGGCAAAAACATCAACCATGCGACGGTTACCAAAATATTACATGGCCTTTCAATTCTTTTTATTAGTATTGATCATTATTTTAATCTTAATCTACAAGTATGCAAGCTGAAAAACTCATAAACTGATCTGAGTTATCCCGTATACTCGTACATGATCGTAACTGTATACGATCAAACAAGATACCTTTAAAGCATCAGGAAAATGTCAAAGAACTATTGTCACTGATTGAAAACTGGAATGCCAGACGGTTAAAAAAAATGCCGACGGTTAAGAAAAATACCCCTACGGTTACCAAATTTCCGGAATAAACATTGCAACGGTTACCAAAATTGTTGCGACGGTTGAAATTTTCAGTTTATTAACTTTGTATGTTACATTTTGTAATATCATATTTGTTTTCATGGTTAATTGGGTTAATTTACTTTAATCTCATATATCCAAGTGTTATTCGTGAACAGCCTGATTATTGGCCTTATACCAAAATGACGTAATGACGGGGTAATCCTTAACCGTTGTTTCCTGACAATCCGAAGTCCGAGCGGTTCAAGTATCCACTTTTGCAGCCTTTTAGGTGACATTTCAATGAAATGCTTATCAGTCCACAGCCATTGAATACGGCCTGGTGTGCTTAGATATAACGTTCCACCCGATGGCCTTATCAGTGATTTAACCTCACGCATAAAGAAAAGCGGGTTTTGCAGGTGTTCGAGTATCTCAAAACAAAAAACGGTTTGAAAGGTATGACCATAGTTGTCGGAGTAGATATGCCGCCAGTTAAAATCTTCACTGTCCATTTGCACAACTTCAATATCAAAGTGTTTTTTGATATATTCCATTTTAGCGTTTTCTGGGCCTATATCGACACATCTGCCCTTCGGTGATATAAACTCACAGTAACGCTTAAATAACTTCACGTCGTTATAAAAAAGTGTCTTAGTTTCGCATTTTCCAGGATTCATATTCAGACAGGATAAAGTTTTTAAAATCTTCAAATTTAGGATCGAGGTGTCCCTCGTTCATTTTGTCACACCACATATAAGGAATATCATTTAACTGACACTCTAAAACCATGCGCGGCATACCGTCCCAATTATTAGGCCGAATGTAACAATCCACGTATGGGTAAATGGTTCGCATATCCGTTGTACCGTCTGTCTCGATAAAGGTTATAAGAGGAAAATACTTGAAATAATCTTTTAAATCGGTGAATATCTCATAACCGTAATACCAGTCAATATACTTTTGACCTCCAAGGTTTACGGGTTTCGGCCTGTAGTATAACACGTTAAACTTTTCGTGCCTTTTCTTTTCTACCTTGTCGGGGTACATCGGTGGATCAACTACCAACTTGGCATTTATGTTGAACAGTTCAAGGTACACGTTAAGATTCTTGTGTACGGACCAGTGTTCAAACCTACCCCTTAACAGTTTCCACTTTATCCGGTAAAGAAAAAGTTTGATATGCCATAGCTTACTACTCGAAGGGGGATTGTTAACAAGCGTTAAAGCGTCGGTTCCGAGCCACCAGCAAATTAGTTTCATATATTAGTTTTTAAATTTAAACTTCCCGTAATACTGTTCGTGATACCCTTCTTTCAGGTATTTGTCAAAAAACCAACCCATTAAATACGTTAAAAAAAAGGCGGTTAATCCGGCAATAAAGTAAACAATCGGCTTTACATTGAAAACCTTTAACATAATAACGAGCGTGAACATAAATTGTATCTTCGAAACAAGAAACTGGCCCCAGGATAACCGATTTATAATTTTGTTTATTACGTTTTTAAGGATCATAGTTTGTATTTTATAATCAGTTGTTCAAGTAATTATCAATTATCTTTTTTGCTTCATCAAATCCAACTGCAAAGTATGTTTCAAACCCCTTACAGTTTAATTTAGACAATACCCGTTCCTGTTCCCATATATGGTCACTAGAATAATCACCATTGCACTTCTTTAACTTAACGCCTTCACGCTTTAACTCTATAAACAAGCCGGCACATAATCCACGGGGTTCAGCTATGAAAAGATCAGGCCATGCACGTTCTGACCGCATCCGTTTGACCTTTACAGCCTGGCCAATTGTCAGCTTCATTCCACTTGCCAGGTCACAAGTAAACATGACGTGCGGGTATTGATACCGTAGATAGTCGCAAACTGCAATTTGTAAGTTTTCTTCTTGTTTCATCTTACTTTGTTTCTGATTGTTGGCTTGTTTTTTCAATTACTTCAAAATATTCCTCTGAAACCAATCCCGTTCCGTCTGGGTGTGGGTCATGATAAAGTTTACCATTTTGATAAATACAGGCATGATGAATTTTATGATTTCTTGGAGACTGTCCAGAAACTATATAAAATTCATCCTTCACATCGGAATGGCCGGACAACCCATACATTATATAACCCCGTTTAAATAACCAATTTAACATAACGCTCACATACCTATCAGTCCCGTTATAATACTCCTGCATTTGTATGGCGTCTTCTGCGCTATCCAAATCAAGTAAGCAAGCGATGACAGCAGCCATGCAATTACCGTTTTGTTCGGGTGTATGAAGTCTGGTTTGAATTAGCTTTTTCATCTTACTTTGTTTCTGATTGTGGAGGTTCGGGTACATTATTAGTCTCAAAAAAGAACTTACCGCAAAATGGTTTATCTACCGTTATTCCGAAAGCATCCGCTATCTCATTCATGTATTCTTTGTACCTTATTCGATGCGATACTTTGGGATTCTTCGGGCATTTTGATAATCTCACGTGAAAGTTCCTCATGTATAATCTGAACGATTCAAGGTTATGCCCTCTTTTGTAATGATTCACAATTCGTAAAGCGGGGAAAAGGTTTTCATCACAATCAATAGGGGTATCCATATACCAATGAGCGTGTCTTTTGGGTTCCTGATGATCAATCTGCCAATTATCAACAAGCTGTTTGCCTGTATAAGCACACAAACCATTGTACTTGTTATATATTCTATCTCTTTTTGTCATTTTACGTTTATTCAATATAACAAGTTGATCCGTGTTTTTTGATTATGTCAGCGTTTCTCAGCCCATCATTTTCCTTTTTCAGTCCCTCTATCTCCGCATCTTTAGAGACTATCTGAGTGTTTAACTCTGCTATCTGCCTGTCTTTTTCAGTAATCAATGCAAGTAAAGAGTTTGTAGAGCCAACCGTACCCGTATTGATTATTTTAAGCGTAGGTTCGATTATTCTAATTTTTGGTAATTCAAAGTCTTCAGTCATGGCTGTTGGGTTTAAAGTTTTTATCGTGTCCATTCTTTGTATTCACCCTCTGAAATCTCAATGAAATTTGTTATTACAATTTCTTCAAATTTTAAATGAGCATTGTTTTCACTTATAAGTTCAATACATTTATTGCGATTCAAAAATGGCATTATTCCGGTAATAGTAATGTTTATTTGCCATGTGCAGGTTGAAAATCCATATTTAGCCAAATATAATACTATAAAATGCCTTGTGGTTCCGTTCTGTTCCTTCGTTTCATTCATGGCTGTTGGGTTTATTTTATTTCCTCAAAATCTACACATTCTGAATAATACCCGTTTGATTCTCCGAACCATCGGATAGTTATATATCCTTTGATTGTCGCAAATTTGTAAAACGTCCACGTACACGAGCCATATTCATTTGCATCCTTTGTTCTTTGTATATCCTTATCAGAAGTAGGCTCGTAATTTGAAACTTCATCTGCCATTAAAATCGGTGATCCAATAAGATCATTTAAATCACCATCTATATCTTCAATTGATACTGATTCACAACAATCCTGATGATGGAACATACGATACACTTTATATTCTGATGTTATGAAGATAATTTCATCTGACTTCTTACTAATTGCAGCTAAAGTTTTTCCATGTAATTCAGTTATATCATTCATCTCTTTTGGTTTAGGTTAATTCATTGATTTGTCAGTGTTCATGGGATGGGGGTGTTAATTGTCATTTTCTTCCGGTTTAAACCACCTGCATTCCTTACACAAATAATGACCGTCGCCATCACAATGATTGAACCCCCTATAATTCGCCTTCATCCCCGGAGAATATGATTTACATGGATTATCTACGTCTCTTTTACCGGGAATCCCATACTTAATTAAACTTGGATTATCCTTTATCCGCTTATAGGCATATAATACCAGCCATTTCCAAAAATTTTTCATCTCTTTTCCTCCTGTTGGGTTTCATGTTCACTAACTCCGTAATTGGCTTTCAACCACTCCATAAAGCGATTTATTTGCAAGCCATTGCCTGAAATATTTTTTAAAAGATATTTTTCAATCATATCAAAGTTAAGTGATACGTTTAGCATATCTGCCAACTCCTGAACTTGTTCTAATTCTATATCTGGGTCATAGCATTGCAAATTAAAATCTGGAGTAACCAACTCAATCCATTCATCATAATCACCAGTTTCCCCAAGCGGGGCGTTGCGAATTTCTGCTCTGTATTTTTTTGTTTCCATGTTATTTAGTTTGTTTGGTTTCATGTTGGGTTAATTCCCTGACTTCATAATTCACATAAGCACGAGGCCTATTATTTAATTCGTCACGCTTATTTATAGCTTGTTCATGCGTTAAATTTGATTCAATCACCCCTTCAAAGTGATCATCAAAATATCTTACTACTTCATACATTTTTGTTTCCATGTTATTTAGTTTGAGGGGTTAATTTCAACTGATCGAGAAAATAACAATGCACTTTATATGCCCTTAACCTGGTATTTGATTTTTCAGAATTATTATTTGGAAATTCATTAGGGTTATTCCAAAAGTTATTTTCCCATTCCGTACGAGTTCGGGTAAAGCAACCTAATTGTATATACTCAACCCCTTTGTCTATCCATGAACCTGATGAATATTTGTAAAGATTAATACAGAACATTGCATTATAGTCGCCGATCTTTGCCCTGTCGCCGATCTTTGCTTCGTCGCCGATCTCTGCCCAGTTGCCGATCTCTGCCCCGTCGCCGATCTTTGCCCCGTCGCCGATCTTTGCCCTGTCGCCGATCTTTGCCCTGTCGCCGATCTTTATGTTTCTTGCATTGAGCAATGATTCAATGTCTGAGATATACTCATACTCATGTTTTTCCCATTGATAGTTGTTGTTACGTAAATAAATTGTTTCCATGTTATTTAGTTTGAGGGGTTAATTTCGTTCTATAACTTTCCAGCTTTCGTAACCAATAGGGAACCCCCCTGCTCGGTTTCTAAGAACCTGTTTCGCTTTTGCAATTACTATTTCATCTTCATCATTCTCATTACAGTTTACTTTTACTTCACCTGAATAAGTGGCAATCTGATATTTTACCGTTGCTGTTTCCATAGTTATTTGATTATTTGTGGTTAAAGATTAGCAATCATTATTTCCATTTCTTCAATGGTTAATGGCGCGGCTTGTTTTTGTTTCCTTGCTTTTTTCTTATCATAGAAACATTTTCTCCATCCTTTAGGGTCTATTTTTAACTCTTGAATATGAGTTTTATTCTTTTTTTTATTTTTATACGCCATCTCTTTTCAGTTATTAATTATAGTTTTAAATCATTTCTATTTGGGAGGGGGTTAATGCCTTAAATTCAATAACCCACACGAAAGGATTCTTTTCCCATGAGCTTGGACCGTTGATGTTTTCCCAAAGGCTTCTATATGATACAATAGGAGATTCATCGTAGGTCGCTTTTTCCCCATAAATTTTATATCCCTTATTAACCATAAAGCCATTTTTCCATTCTTTAAACTCAATCCCCTCACTTATAGCATCCTGCTCGGTTATATCCTGCAACCGTTCAACCCTTACATTGGTTACTTCAAGAAATATGCGGGCGGCTTCACGGGGCATATGGATTGAGGGTTTCCATTTTTCGTTTGTTGGTGTTAAGTCTTGTTCGGAAGTTGCTTTATATTCATAAGGAAACCCTATTGGAAAATTATGCCTTTTGGGATGCCATGTTTCCCTTACCCATATTTTCATTCTGGTATACCAAAGCAAACTCTGCTTATAGCGGATTGTGACATTCCCAATATCCTTGCAATATGCCTTTGTGAAGCCAATCCCTTTCCTACTACCCAACGAATATGTTCCCGTTCTTTGTCCGTCAATTTGCTCATTGGATGTTTTTCTCCTTCCATTCCGTGACCATGCAGTTTCCTGTCCTGCCAATTGTCTATTTGTGTTCCCCATTTCAGGTTCTCTGGTTTTGAATTTTGGGGATTTCCGTCCAAATGCCTGACTTGCATTCTCATATTCTCCGGCATCCCATGAAACGCCATACAAATTAATCTGTGCGTGTTCTGAGTTACTTTCTTGCTCTGATGACATAAGGTTACAGATGAATATCCCTTTTTTGTTATGTGTGGTATTAATGGATACCAATCCACGTACTCCTTTCTCCCAAAGCCTTTGTACTTCGTTCTTGAGTAAATCTGGCCATCGCTGCCAGCCCGATAGTCGTCGTTCGGCGATATTGGTATCTGTTTCAAAATCAATTTTTCCATAATTTATTTCATTTATGGATGTAAAGATAACAAAACATCCGTCTTTACGTAAGTGAATATAAATATTTTTATCAACAAATTTTACAATTCTCCTTGTCTGGCTTTTCCTTCCTTCAAGTATGGCTTGCACCATTGGTGTTGAAAATAAGATTGGTTTCATAGGTTATTGGTTAATCAGTTTGGGAAATTCAGTTCTCAGAATAAGCCGTTTGTCAAAGAAAGGCACTCCGGCAATATCGCATTGAGCAGCGATTGAGGTAATCCATTCAGGTTGCATCGGGCGTTTACGGGGTCCATTCTCCGGACCTGCAATGATCCACCATTCCGATAAATCCAACCCAACCCTATTGAATGTTGGAACCTTACTGAAATTTATAGGTCCCAACAAAGGTTCCGAACTCACAAACCGAACCTTTGCCGGTATCTGTAACAGGATGGGAATTCGCTTGTCGGCTTGTTCCTGGTTCTCACAGGTTACGCCGAGCCATAAGTTTGTTAACGGCCAACCTGTTGTTTCTTTTGCTGTATGACCAAAAATGCGATTATGAAGAAAACAAGCAGCATTATCGGGTTCATCGTCAATAGATATGCCCATTTCGTAACACGCATCTTCAAGGTTAGATGCTATTCCTTCCAATGGACGATTGAAATATTCAAGCATACGTTCTGGCCTTTTTGTTAGCACAATGAAAATATGCTTTGTGGATAATGTAGCCCATGTAATTACCTTATCAATCCACTCAAACGGCGTATTCTCATTAAACAAATCGCTCATGCTGCAGACGAAGATGGCGCGTGGTTGCTTCCAGTGGAATGGTTTTTCAAGTGCGGATTCGACCAGGTGGGTTTTGCCGTTCCATTTTCCGTTGGTTATAACTTTGTCGTATCCTTCAATTCCGATACCTTTAAGCCTGTTTGCCATAATCTCAGCATAACAGTGAGCACATCCAGGACTTGTTTTTTCACAGCCGATTTGAGGGTTCCATGTTTCCGGTATATAACCAGGGATGTTGAGCCATCCTATTTTGTGTTGTTTCATAGGTTATTGGTTTATGCTGATTGATATTAAATACAATACTCCGAAATAGCACTCATTCGCAACGATGTCCGTATGCCAGTCTTTTCAATCATAAGTGTTACCATGTCGGTTAATTCACTTTCACACTTCTGACCGTACAGGTTGTGAATTACCTTTTTGCAATGATTAGCCGTTGCATGGTCTTTATCAAACCTTTTAGCGGCATTTACTGGACCGTACACACAGGCGTAAAAGTATATACCTATCTGTCTCGGTCGCACTATATCCCTGAATCTCCGTTCAGTTATTAACTGTTCAGGTGTAAACCCCGTTACTTCTTTCAATGCCCTGTCAATACGTTCGTCTTTTATCATGATATAATTTTTAGTTTGTTTTTAGCCATGTGTATCCTTCTCTTTACCGTACTGATATCGATTCCCATGTGATCAGCGATTTCATGGTATTTAAAGCCGAACCGGTGTAAGTTTATAGTATCTTTCAGCTTTTCAGATATACGGTTTACGTGTGCTTCGATCTCGTTTACAGTGAGTAATGACTCAGCATCATTACACGATCCATTGAAGTTGTCAAGTTCAACCATATGTACACGCTGTTTAACTCGGTACTGGTTTATAAACTCATTTTTCATTATCGTTATCAACCAGGACTTCATGTTACGGCCGTCGAATGATTCCAGGCTTCTGTAGGCACGCAAATAGGTTGTCTGGAGTAAGTCGTTAGCCTTATGTTTATCCCTCGTTAAATGAAAGGAAAAGCGTTTTAAATCGGTATCGTAGTCAATGGGTGTTTTCATCTTACTTTGTTTCTGATTGTGGAAGTTTGTACGTTTAGTGTTACATAAATAGTTTTATTGTTATTGATTCGTCACTTGGTGTATAACTGTATTGATTATGAAACCTACATCGTCCAGATTTTCCATTACGGGGTGAATAGTCTTTGCACTGTTTGCCACATGGATTATCAAACGGGTCTGATACATCAGCAAACTCCTGTACTTCGGTACAAAAGAACACGCCTGATATTTTTTCGGGCTTTGCCTTATATATCTTTAGCTCACTTATCCCATCCTCTTTCATTTTTTCTATCAGGGCGTTACGAGTATAAGCGCGCTCATCGTCCAACTCAGAAAAATATAATTTACTGCTCATATCTTTATATTTTAGTTGAAATGTTTACAATCGGTTTCTTAACTTCCCGTGCCATTGCCTCGTCACAATAACGGACAATGTTACGGCATACTTGCTCGGATTTTAACATGCCTGGCAGGGTGGGGTTAGAAGGGGTCTGTTTTTTTTTCATCTTCAAATTCGTTTTTAGGTTCATAAAAGTCAGAACGTACTGATACAGGCTGTAACTGTTCATTCTTTTCGTCCTTGAAGTTGCTGCAATATTCATTTGTGTAAATGTTTACTATTCCTACCGGTCCGTTTCTGTGTTTACTGAAAATCAATTCCACTAAACCTTCTGTGCTTCCATTTTCGTTTTCTGTTTGCCCGTATCTTTCAGGACGGTGAATAAATGAAACTATGTCAGCATCCTGTTCAATGTTTCCGCTTTCCCTAAGATCAGATAATTGCGGACGTTTATCACTACGCTGTTCAACGGACCTGTTTAACTGTGACAAAACGATAAATGGTATGTTTGTTTCTTTAGCCAGTGACTTTATTCCCCTGGTTAATTCCCCTAGTTCCTGATCACGGTTTAATCCTTTGGCCCGTGCATTCATTAACTGTAAATAGTCTATAATAACGAGCTTAATACCATGCTTTAAAAGCCTTGTTACCTTTGCCCTCAATTGAATCAATGTGAGTGCTGGCGTATCGTCAATATGAAATAGTTCCTCGCCAATACCGGAAAGTTTAAAAGCCATTTGTTCCCATTGGTAATCATAAATCTTTCCTGTCCTTAATTCTGAAGGGCTTATATCAACCTTGTTTGATATTGCTTTATCGGTTATTTGTTTTTTTGACATTTCAAGTGAAAAAAACGCAGTTGGCTTTTTTGATCGTATTGCTTGCATGGCAAAGAACAATGCTAAAGATGTTTTACCCATTGAAGGTCTTGCCGCCAGAATGATTAAGTCAGTTTTTTGCCATCCACCAGTTAACCTGTCTACCTTTTGCAATCCAGACGTTACGCCTACTAAAAGTTGTGAATTCTTAGATATTTCTTCTATCTCATTAAGCCGTTCTTTTAATAAGTTTTCGAGTGTTTCTGCATTTTCAACATTTGATTCACAAGTCAGTCTGTTTAGTTCAAGTGTATGGCTAACTAAAAGTTCGTCACTATTATTTGATTCATCGTAAGCCTTACCAGCTAATTCAGATCCAATTCTTATAAGTTCACGTTTAATGAACATATCCTGAACTATCCTAGCATGATATTCTGAATGCCTTGAACTTGCAACTTCTGATGTTAATTTTGTTACATATAACGGACCTCCAACCTCATCAAGTGTTTTTAATGATCTTAATTTTTCAGTTACGGTTAATAAATCAATTGATCTTGTTTCTTTTCTTAACTCCGAAATGGCTGTAAATATTTTTTTATGTTCTTCTTTATAGAATGATTCAGGTTTTAAAATAGCTAATATATCGTCAATACATTTGCTGTCTATCAACATAGCACCTAAAACGGAACTTTCAACATCCGTTGCCTGTGGTGGTATTTTGCCTAAATCAATCATCTTACGTGTTCAATTTTATCAAGATTCCTACAGGTAAGAAGATTACCGGTAGTTGTATTTTGTATTGACATGCTTTTTCTGAGCTTATTTTCTTTTAAATCTTTTCTCATTCCGTTTCTTATTGTAGCAATCCAATCTATTTTCTTTTCACCCTTAGAGTTAGACCAATCCATAAATGAATCAAAATAGTACTTAAGATCAGCATCCTTAAATTCTCCATCCTTAAATTCATTTCTAAACTTTTCGAAGTCTGAAAATTCATCATCCTTAAATAAATGATTTTTTTGAATTTGTGCCTTTATTACAATGCCATTACCAGTATCATTATCATAACTGTCTATAACAGTTGTAGAACTGTTAAGTAACTCTTTGGGTATTGTAATTTGACCATTATTAAACAAACCATACTTTTCAAGTTCATAAACAGCCGACTGTTGTTGTCTTACCTTACTTTGCGGAAATCCAGGATACTGAAATACTATGAATTTAGGTATAAAATATAAGTGTTCCTTAACTGTTATGCAACGGTTGCCTAACTCTTTAATAACAGTTACGTAGTCTTTAATACCTGTTTGTAATAAACAAAGTTTTGGATTCAATTGAATTATTCCGGCATGGTTGCACTTTGTTAAAATGTAAATCCAAAGTATTTTACCATCTTTTGAAAGGTCCATAAACCATTCATCATCAAACAATCCTGTTTCTATAAATCTTTTAGCCATTGTTATAAATTTTCACAGTCACTAGCAAAAGGATTAGTATCATCATTATAAAATGATTGCATTATTTCTTCCTTTTCGTTCATTCTTGAAATTTTGTCGTTTCTTTTTTCTATGCAATCCCTTAGTACATTAAAAATATCCGAAGCAATAACCCAATCCGGTTTATTATTATGAATTTCAATTGTGGGACAAGTATATAAAACTGTATTTAATTCTGATAATGGTAAATTAAATGTTTTGACGAAAGCATCAATTATACTCAATGCTGTTTCATTCACATTATGTGCGTGTTCTTTAGCATGGCAAAATTCACACAATGTTATAAGATAGTTATCATCATATTCCCACGGTTCCTTATTTTCTAAATAAATAATGTGATGAACATTTAATTTTTCTCCAGTTGCGCCACATATACGGCAGGTAAAATGATCTCGCCTTAAAATTGATATTCTCATGGATTTCCACCTGGGATCAAGCAATTTTTCTGAATAAGTTTTTGTTTTCATAATAAAAGAAGCCGGTCACCAATAAAAAAACCAGGGCTGTCAGTACACCGCAAAGTGTTACCCTGGTATTTTACCGATGAACCGGCGTATTTTAAAGATGAAGAAAAATCGTTCATTGTTTGCGGTGTTAAATCTGACATACAATACTACGAAATATTTTAATCCGTTATACACTTAACCGTCAAAATCTTCAATAAAGTTATCAACCACTGTTAACAACTTGTACGTTATCCGCACTGGTAACGGGGTTGGTGTTTTTGGTGTTCGTCCGTTTATTTTTCTTCTTTTATAAATTGCTTTCATCTTCGTATTTTTGAATGCTTTTGAATATTTCATACACTAATTGGACAACCACGCTATTGCCATACGCTTTTACGCTTTCGTTTCTCCATTTAGGAAAGGTAATTCCGTCCAGTCTACCGGAAAGCTCATCATTTCGGCTACAAAGCGGGGATTGAGTTGGAAATTCTGACCAACTTCTCTTTGGATATGTTCGTGAAGATTTACTCCCCTGGAGTATTGCTGTCTGGTTTGAAACACCTCTGAATCCTGTTTGAAACCGCTGCGATAATCCCTTGCTGCTGGTGTCGGTAGTAGTGATAAATTCATTAAGTCGTTTATCCTGTATCTTTTGTGATTTGTGTTTGTCATCTCGTATTCCATTGCAGCATGAAAAGCCCTCGGAGTGTGCAACAAACCAAATCCTATCCCTTCTGTGGGGAGCGTTGACGGAGCAAGCTGGAAGTAAAAACGGTAACACTTCGTAGCCTTCAGTTTCCAAATCAGCCTGCACTTGGTCGAATACCAATCCCCCGTTCCAATTAGTAAGGCCGCGAACGTTTTCGAGAAGGCACCAATCCGGGCGAACCTGTCTAATGAGTTCAACTGTTTGAGGCCAGAGGTAACGGTTATCGTCCGTTCCTTTTCTTTTTCCTGCTGCTGAGAATGGTTGGCACAGCTACGGGAACCCGCCCACAACGATAGTTGCTCTGGACGGGTTCCATTTTCCTGAATTAATGATTGTTTCACGAGTTAATGTTTTTATGTTGTCATGTATTGGTATACCTGGAAAATGATATGCTATAACCCGTTGGCAAAATTTGTCTATTTCACAAAATTGAACTGTTTCCCAACCGATCCATCTACCAGCCAAACTAAATCCACCAATTCCAGAGAATAAATCAATGATTTGCACGTTTCCTCCCCCTTGTAAACTGATTATTATGTGGTGAATATTTCCGGGTATGCTCTGCCTTAGGTAAACATTCTAAGTTGTCAATCCAATTATGTGATCGAATTTCGTCTATGTGGTGAATATCCCAATTATCAGGTATTTTTCCTTTTTCCTTTTCCCAAACATAGCGGTGCATTAACCCACGATTACCCTTCGTTAAACTATAATATCCAGTATCACGAAGCGTAAACTTTTTCCCGTCATATTCCTGATATGGTCTGAAATTGGGTCCACGAAGTTCTAGCCCACGTTTTTTGAATGCTTTAAAAACACATTGCCTTGTAACTCCTAATTCTTTCGCTACCTGTTCAAGCGAAAGTCCATAAAGATAGAGTTTGTAAGCATTATCGTAAACAGGATTTCTTTTTTGTCCCATGATGCAAATATATAAAATATTGTTGACATTTGCAAACTTTATTCCGCTAAAAAGCGATCCGTGATTCATTGTTTAACTCTTGATTCATTCTTCACCGCGTCGGCAATTTCACGGTACATTGCATCGGGATTTCCGAACATAAATTCATTAATTGCCTCGTTAATCTCTTCATAAAGTTTTTCATAAAATTCCTGATCAGTCGTTTCTGACGTTATCAATCCCATAGCGACAACGGCCTGGTAGTTGCGGTTAATTAGTGTGTTCATTGGTTAAAATAATGTTAGTTGTTTTTTATACAAATTAAATCTGTTAACTCCAGCATCAAAGTATTCACGGTCGATTTCACAAATGTCCAAATCAAACCCTTCCATGTCACAGGCAATGGCAGATGACATAGATCCACCGTGAGTGTCTAAAATACGCTGGCCTGGTTTGGCGTAGTTTTGAAGTAGATTATGGTATAATGATATTGGCTTTTGTGTTGGATGAATTGTACTTTCCTTTGATCTCCTTTTATCTGCATGGTTAAACCCATAACTTTCTATTTTAATCGCCCTACTCGTTTGATTAAAACTCGTCCATGCCAACTCAAAATCACTAAACGAGTTAATTGGATTTCCCTTGTACCATGAAATCCAACACCTATTAACTGGAAGACAATCTGTAAAATAATTACCACCCCATATTATTTGATTCTTACTTACTCTAATCAGTTCCGTAAAATATTTGAGATCAGGTTTATGATTCTCATAAACCTGATCTCCTGTACCATAACGGAAATTGAAATGCTGTCCGCCACCATACGGAGGATCAACAATAGCCAAATCGTAAAAATTATCAGGCTTAGACTTCATAAACTCCATGCAGTCGATGTGATGAAAATTGATATTGCTCATTGAAATTGAAATAAAATTAACATTCAACAATTTCTTTAATCCGGCTGTAATTTATATTCTGTCCGGCGGGATCGCCTTCGTTGGCTACGAAAGTGATGTATTCCTCTGTGTAGTCAACGATTTTACCGGCTTGCCTTGCTTCATATCCTTTGGTTGTGTAAACCAGGATAATGATTTTGTTCAGGTGAGATATGGCACGTTGTTTCATGGGAGAAGTAATTCGGGATTGTCGTGGATGTTTATGGTAATCATCTTATAATAAATTTACTATTACAATAAGGGCAACATACCTCCCCCTTGTGTAATCTCTTAGTCATTAATTCAAGATTTTCAATTCTATTATCATCTTTAATTCCGTTTTTGTGATGTACTGATTCTTCGGATATTAACGGGCGACCTAGATATTCCGACATTACTAATCTGTGTTCGTGTATATATCCCGCAAGTTTAGCATTGGGATGTCGGGGCATCCATAATTGTATGTATCCGAATTTATCTTTTATTCTCCCACCTTTCCATGCCATACTTCTCTTGCCCTTGTGTGCTTCATTTCTTTTCTCTTGGGCCTTTAGTGAAAAGTATGGCTTATGTGGCTCGTATCCAGCGTCTATCATAAATTGCGTCCAATTGCCGAAATTCATCCTTATGGGCATATCACTAGGCGTATTTGAGTCCCCTTGCCAATCCTTCCTGTTCGGTTTTCGACCAATTCTTAGTTCCAAATCCTTCAATAATGAGATTAGTTGAGTCTTTGAGTAAGTCTGGTGTTTCATAAATATTTCCAATTAGATTACCATGTAAAGATATAACATCTCCTTCATATATACAAATATCCTGCCCATTCTTGTCTGTTAGTCCAGTGAATTGGCCCACTGTTTCGGGTATGACTTCATACATAGAAATAGCCCTATCTTGTATAAAGCAACACCAAAAAGTAGGATTTACTTCAGAAGGTTTTATTTTTTCAATATAATTACCATAAAACCATTCCCCGTTATCAATCCGTTTTCCTCTAAATTTAATTTGTCTCATTGTTTATCTTTTTAAGTGTTTATCAATCAATTCTCTTAATTCATCGGCTGCGATACCGAAGTAATAGTATTAACTGGTTTATTTCTATATTTATGTCCGTGATGTATTTCATTGTGATGCAATGAGCAAAGCCATCTTATTTCCAATGGTTTATTGTAATCGTCATGATGACCTTGTGTTTTTTCATTTCCACATATTTCACAAGGCTGTGGTATAATCTCATGATTCCTAATAGCATTTTTCATGATTAAATGCGCCTTGTATTTAATTGGATTGTTTGCCCTGTATTGTTGTGAATATGCAGTTAAATCTTCCCTATGTTTTATCCTACTACGTTTTCTAATTTCGTTGTAAGCTATTGGATGTTCAGTGGTCCATTTTTTGTTTTTTTCGCTAATCTTTTCTTTGTTTTTGATATAAAAATCGTGGCTTTTGATTTTATGATAAGCCTTTCTTTTTTCTTTATCCTTGTAAGGCATGGTATTGAAATTTAATTTTATTAAAGCATTCCTTTTTCTTTATAGAAATTGTATAAATCTATCGTTTTTTTATCTTCAGGTTCAGGAACCTCGTATCCTTCACTTCTGAAAAAGGTGACAAACTGATCAATGAAATGACTGTTCTGTTCTTTGTTCATCCCTGAAAGTGTTACAGGTATCAGGCACGTTTCACCGTTTACGTCAATCTCCTTGTGTACGGGAAATTTAGCAAGGCAAAACTGATAGATGTCATCTTTAGTATTTCCGGTCTCAGAACCTATATGAGTGAACACAAGCCACGTATATGCGTTCTGGCTTAAGGACCGGCTGACAGTGACAGGCTCAACCTTCAAAGTTTTACCCTTTTCAAATTGCTTTGAAATGTAAATGTTGAGCCTGTCGATTTCGTGCGAGTGGAAGATCATTTGTTAAAAAGGATTGTCGTTTGTTTCGCTTTCTTTTTTGCCGAGCATCTGAATTGAATCAGCCAAAATCTCAGTTATATAAACCTTTCTACCGTCTTTTTCGTATTCCCTTGTTTTTATCTTGCCCTCAACGTATAACATCTGTCCTTTTTTAACGAACTTTTCAAGGATTTCAGCCAGTTTGTTCCATGCTACGATACGATGCCATTCGGTTGTTACTACTTTTTGTCCCTGTTTGTCCTTGTATGTTTCGGATGTAGCAAGGTTAAAGTTTGCAACCATTGTTCCGCTATCCATTGTTTTTACTTCAGGATCAGCCCCAACGTTTCCGATTAGGATTACTTTGTTTACGCTCATAATTTATTGTTTTATTCTGTCGATTAATACTTTCACTTCACAAATTGATTTAAAAAGTCTTTCCTGTAGTTCCTCAAGGATTAATTTATCCCGTTCAACCTTAATAAGTATCTGCTTTAATTTCGGGTTAGAGAACGGCATATAATCAATGTAATCCCATCCAGTACACAGTAACTGTCCGTGTACTTGCCAGAAGTAATTTTTAGGAAGTTTTTGTGTTTCAAGGTATTCATTATACACCTGAAACGATGGACATTTAAACTCACAGCCTGCGTTATGTCCCTTTATCTTTCTGTCAGGGCTGGCACCTGTAAATTCATCAAACTCATAGAAGCCACCGTTTTCAGTTTCATTAAATGTAAATAGTTCATAATTTTCAACGGCAAACGGTTCCTTTTCATGTCCCCGTTCCATCCATTTGTTACTGAACTTATCCTCACTTTCACCGGTTACTTTTTCGTAAGCGACCTTTATAATTGCCTTTTGATAACCGGCTATTTTCTTATCCATGAACAAATCGCCAAACATTGAAGCGGTAAATTTGCCAAGCCTGAGAAGATCCCAATCTTCGCTATTCTGGTCTATGTTGTAAAACTTCATACAGCTTCATTCATTAATGTTTGTTCATTCTCCGGTGTAAGATCATACTTTGCCTTAACCTGTTCAATCGTTCCGTTCTTTTTTAGAAACTCTACCGCCTTGTCCCATACTTGAGTGCCTGGATTTAATTTAGGCTTTTCAATCTTTGGCTGTATATCCCGAATACGTAACCCCTCTGTGATGTCACCGAAGGCACGTATATCGTCTTTGATGTATATCTGAACCGGTATATTATGCCAGTCGGTAATATACGAACTTTTTGCGAATTTCTTAATTATTTTACAGTTTGTTACGTTCAAAACCATCGGTTTTAAATTCGGGTCGGTAAATGTGGCCACGTTCCTGTCCTGTTCTTTACCGTCTGTGTTCTTTACTTTTTTAACGGTAACTGATTTAATAATAGCTTTCAAGTCTTTACCGTCTTCAAGGTCGCAAGTTCCTAAATAATCGGAATTAAAAACCTTTTTCCAATGTATCTTTTCGGTCATGGTTATTTAATTAATTGGTTTAATATCCTTGTGTTAAAAAAGAGATGCTTCAACCAAAACAGGCATAACAAGTGCCTCCTGATTGATTATACCAGGGACGTCGAGTAACATTCCTTTATCTACGCCTCCAAAATTTACACGGACATATCCTCCAGGTGAATACATTGCGTCCATAGCAATTTTCATTTGCTCAGGATTGAATCCAATAAAATCAACTCCTTTAGCTTTGTATGCGCTGATTACCTTATCAAAATCGGGTATAAGTTCGCCTTTCCTGTCGAAGTATTCAAAGAATGCCTTTCGGCCATCTTTGTTGCTACATTCAACTCCATCCTCATTGGCTATAGCTGTTTCAAACTGCATAATATTTTTGTAGTTTTCCCTGTGGATGCTTTTGCCGTCAAGGTTTATGGCATCAAGTATTGAATGATATTCAAGTGACTGTTTGACGACGATGTTCCCATTGCTGGCGTATGCAAAACCGCCGACAAAGTGAACACAGTTCATGATTGGCCGGATTTCATCATCCGAGCATGCAACATGTAATTTGGTAGTGAAATTGAATTTGTCCATTTTATTTAAGGTATTTGATTTTTATTCCGGTTTAATATCCTTGTGTTCTCCAAATGGTTCAAGTATTGTGTACAACTCCATGAAAAGCGTTTCAAGGTGTTCGATGAGTTTATTTCCGTGGTTACCAAATACCCAATACTCATTCCAGTAAAAGTCATAAAACTTGAATATCTTTTCCTCAATCTCGAAGCACTCTTTAAGGTCTGTGCTTTTCCTGATTTGTTCAGTCTGGTCCATTACGGTTTCAATGTCTGTTTTGATCCAATCCATATCGTCAGATTCGATGTTGGCAAGCAATACCTTCATGTGAGTGTCGATAAGGTCACATTGTTTCACTGCCTTGCTGTGGATGTCTACAAACTGGCAGACTTCATTCCATGCCTGTTCTGTTCCGGCCATAAGTTCGATGTGTTCGGTTGTCATTGGTTATTTGTTTAAAAATCAATATCATAAACGGCATCGTATTCAATAGAATTAATTTGTCTGATTTCGTCAGCCAATTTTAAAATCATTTGGGGTGTTAATTCCATTGATAGTATTGCTCCGTCGTTAAACGTTTCGTATATCTTAACTTTCTTACAAAATGTAATGTGCTTACATATGCCTAATGATTCATCAACCCATTTAATCATATTTTTATCATCTCTTATGGGTTTACCATCATACTCAATTACTGCATCAATTGCATACATGGATGATTCAGATAATTTTCTCATTGGTTATTTGTTTAAAGGGTTTCTTAAATGGCTCTTACTTAATCCAAATGTATCCCGAACACTTCCAACGAATGTACCCTGTACAGATGAATCCCATAATAAAGTACCACGACGTTTTTCATGTTTTGCCGGAAACATAAAATCTTTTGATTCAGAATTATAGAATCTTGCATAAATCTGTGATAATTCTTGTTTTTTCATAGTTTTATTTATTTAAAGGTTTACGATCAATAGTATTTCCAGTTCTGGAATGATCCCTGAGTTTTGGCCAACTGAACATATCAAGCATGATTGCGAGAATTACCGTTACGGATAATATCGCAATAGCTAACGGCCCCCAAAAGTAAAGTATATCCTTCGGGATTGCCAGGAATATACCTAACTGCATAAAATCGTCTTTAATCGGATGTTTACCGGCTTGACGAATTGTTTTGTAAACAGCATATCCGATCAGGAAAAAAGCCAGAAGTAATAACTTCCAGAGTTGCATGGATGTGGATGCTAGTATCATGGTTATTTATTCTTTATGGTTTTAATATATACTTCGTCACTTTTAATCAATATGGTGTCGATATTATAATATTCAACACCATTCAATGACCCCGCAATAATTATTCTATATTGATTTGAATATAAATACACATCGGATACTTTCTTGTATTCATAATCAAATGAATACGCACGTACGCCAGGATCAGGAAGTTCGCAAGATACACAAAAGAATAACATAAAAAATAATGCTTTCATGGTTATTTATTTTTTGGGGTTATTGAATCAAAAGCCATTTTAGAAGCCAACTTTTCAATTTGTGAGGGTTTGTAGTCGTCTTTCATCTTACGATAGAACGTTGCTTCACAGTCCCACCCGCAAAGTTCAATCAGCTTTTTACGGTATGTTACCCTGTCTGGTTTATCCAGACTTTGATAGTTAAGTTTTAAGAGGTTTGTTGTCATTGCTTGTATGTATTTTATACACGCAAATATACAGGTTTGTTACATCTGAATGTATGACTTTTATCATGTTTTGGTAAGATAGATTTAATCTAAATAAAAAAACCTGCCGGGAACCAACCGGCAGGCAAACCCATAACCATGAAACAAACCAAACTATAATTTATTCATAAGTATGAAATAACTAAAAGCAAGGCAAACACCCTGTAAGATTAACCACATCCATAGACTTCCCTGTGTGACGATCTTAATAAAGCTGTCGAACACGCCCACACCAATGTAATTCCACTTCAATCCGGATGCCAGGTTAAACGGTATCGACTTAGCGACAAAGTGCATGAGAATTAACGGTACGATGAAATTACGCTGCCAGTTTATCCCAATCATAATACAGCCAATGAACGTAGCTAGGTAACACAGTTTTGACAGTTCAAGGAATAGGTTAAAATGCCAGACATTAACCGGTTTTGTCTTTGCCCTGTACATAAAAGCATCTGCAAGGGAAAACAGAAGGGGTGATATGTAGATGAAGGAGGTCAATTTGTTATTGTTAGCGCATATTTACTAGTAGTCTCGAAAAATTTTATTGAGCATTAATTATATCAGCTATTCTATTTCCTAATTGTATATACCCCACTGTTTCCAAATGCGATACTGATTCGCCAGATTTCCATGTTAGATCACTCGTGTTGATCAGATAGTATTCAGAAACTGCTGTATCATTGGCTTCTTTCGCATCATTTACTACGCTAACATAAGGATATGTTGCGTTAGGCTCATTCGGTTTACATGAGTAAAAAGGTAGATTACCGTAATGCGATCTGACTGCAGATATAAAATTAACCTCATTTACCCTATAAGCGGCAGACCAATTATCTTCATATCCATCTGTTTCGCCCTGAAACCAAATAATCCCTTTTACTGAGTAGTTAAAATGTTGCCCTATGTATGTAATAATCGAATCCGTATGGTTTTTAAACTTGTCAAAATACTGCCCTACGGTATCTACAGACCAAGAGGTTCCGTATTTGAAAAGCCTCGTACCTCCCCATGCGCACTTAATCACACATGGTTTGTGATTTACAGGCAAAACAATCTTTTTAAGAAATGAATTTTCAAGTCCGAAATAAGGTTGTCCAGATGTGGGCCAGTATGAGTTATAAGTTTTGGGGTTTATCGGCTCTATCTTATACTTTGTGGCAATATATTGATCATACTTGATACCATAATAGTACGCAGGACAATCAGTCAATGCGCCCTGTCCTGCTGCATTGGATTGCCCGATTAGAAACCAGACATCAAGAGTTTGTTTTTGAGTTGCATTTTCCATTGCAGTAAGTTGACTTCCGCTTAATTTACGATTGACAGAAATGATGTTTTTAAGATATATAGAATCTGAAATATCAGAAAAAACATAATTATAATAGTTCGATACAAAGTCTGTAGATAATTTATTTCCATCCCAGAAAGAATTCGGATCGTATAAGGTATGATTCATTTTTAATTTTGTTTCAGCCCTATTATGACTATGCTTTTCAGCGGCGAAAATACCAGTAAACACCCTACTATAGACAGTGCTTATTGTTCCCTTTTTAATCGCTGTATCACCGGCTGCCGAGAACGGAACGTAAATGTCAGGTATACCTTCGTATTGATAAAACATATAACCTTTTTGCAAGTTATAATGATAGTAATCCTGTTTTCCCCACCGGTCATGGAGTGTTCCACCAATTAAAAGATGTTTTCCTTCTCCAGAGGTATCGAAAATCTTAAGACCATAACCTTCTGCAACCGGGTATAATCTACCGTCTACAATCAACTTCCATGCCTTACCACATTGGCCAGGATTACCGCCAATATACCAACCAGCTGCAGGCATTGTTCCTAATCCCGTATAAGTCTTAGTATAGGTCTGCTCATTATGTCCGTCGAACTTAACTATAAGAGTAGCGGTTCCGGATCCTCCTGTTCCGGTTATATTTAACGAAAGTCTATATTTTGTTTTAAGATAATATTTGATATTTGTCAGATTGGCCGTGGACGATGTACCTAACGTTAGCGTAAAAATAGTATCGTTCATCCGTAGGTACAACCGGTTCAGAGATGACCCGTCATTGTAGGTTGAATGAATCATCTGTTTTCCAGATTGAGAAACATTATCAAACTCCCCTTCCCACGAAACCGTAAAGTTGTTGGGATTTATGTATGTATTTGGGATGATAATATACTTGTTAGTAGCAGAATCGTGGTAACAATTGCTTTGAACCAAATCCAAATCATTGTTGTTTCCGCTTCCGTCAATCCATTTATTCAAGGCGAAATTAAGTGTGTCTGAAATAAATAAAGTATCATAGCCGTTCTCCGCCTTCACCCTCCCTATGTCAATAGTGCCGGAACCGGACGAGGCAACCGTTTCGTTATCCAGGTCAATAGTTTGGTTATACGCTACAGAGCATAACGCTAATAAGAGTAATGTTAGTAAGTTTTTCATAGTGTTGAATTATGGGTTTGACGATTTAATGTGTTTGGTGGAGTATAAGATTTACCAATTATTTCATATCCCGGCCAATTTCTTTTAATTCTTTTTCTGACTGAATTATCAGATATATCCAATCCCATGCCAGCGCTTCTGAATGAGGGATATATTTTTTCATTAACCCTTATTGATATGCCTGTGAAATTATTTCCAAATATTGGCACATTGCGACCTCTTCCCTTTTTCTTCATATCATCCATATTATCTTGATTTGTACCAACAAAAAGATGATCAGGATTGACACATGAAGGATTATCACATTTGTGACAAACAAGCATTCCTTTAGGAATTTCATTAACAAATAAGGCGTATGATAACCTATGCGCCATATAAAATTTACCATTTATAATCATCCTACCATAACCTTTATTGTTTTTACTTCCCTTCCATTCCCAACATTGATTATTATTAATAATAGATTTTTCTATTATTTTTTTCTTTACTTTTAAAGATGTTTGCATGATATATTTGATTTTATACCATAAAAGTAAGTATTTAAATGATAATCCGATTACAATTTTAAGGCTATATTAGCCACCATTAAATTAACCTGATATCACTCAGCTTAATGGCTCTGCATTCCCTCAACCGGTAGGGTAAGTTGATTAGACTTGTTTTACGTTCATTATCATTCAAAAATTAAGCCTTTTTGCTTTCAATCCATTTCAAAACTGCACCGACAAGAAGTTCAATTGCGCCCTTGAAAATCAATCCTTCTGAATCTTCATCCAGACCAGGAATGTCAACGAGTGAATTGAGTAAATCGGTTGCTGCAAGTTCAGCACCTTCCAAATCTTCTTTAATTGCTGCATCTGCAATGGCTGCCAGCTTTACTTTCAGTTCGGCTTTCAGTTTGTCAATTACCTGATCATCAATAAGAGTAATCAGTATTTTGGCTAAATAGCCGTCAACAAGTTCCAAGAAGCCTTTCAGTTTTACGGCTTCGTCTACTTTTTCGGCAAGAAACTTCTCCTGCGCTTTGTTAAAGATCCCTTTTTCGTCTGCCATTTGGTTAATTTTAATTGTTTAAAAACTATCGTTTGTCGATTCTGTACATCTCTTTATCTACGAAATGTTGTTTGGCTGCGTACCCTGTAAACATTGATACCAGAGCAAGCAAAATTGCCTGATACGGTTGTGGAAGCGGAAAATTGGTGAGTATCGTAACAAGTGTCATGCCAAGCACGGTTTTATTACCATCCAATCCGGCCCACAGTTTTGCTAAAAGTTCTTTAAATCGTTTCATTGTATTTATTTTGAAATTTTACACATTCATCCGTAAAAAATCCCAATTGGTGACAGTACATTTCATCGTTATCGGAATCCAATTCCTGACCAATAGCCAGATAAATCGTATTCAAAAAGTGTGCGCATTCATGTGCTAAATCACCATAGCTTGTATTCTTGTGAAATATTATATAAAACAGGTTTCCTTCTTTAGCAAACAATCCCTCAAAATCGCTTTTATCATCTGGAACATCTATACCCGATGTCATGGCAAAGTCAGTTATACAATCCGAATCTTCAACGCAAACCAAATAAAGTTTGCTATGTCTGTGAAATTGTATATGAACCAGCTTTTTCATGCCCTGTATACTTTATGATCAATTATACTGTAGTTCGATACCTCAAATTCTGTCTTATCATACTCCACAAAAGCAAACCCCAAAGCCCATTCGTTGTTACGAGCGTATGGCGGGTGTTCCTCGCCAAGATGACCGGTTGACCAACATGAAACCACATGATTGTCAATTCTACGTGCGTTATGTTTTGAAGGCGTATGAAGGTGCGAACATATAGCCGAACACTTAGTTCTAGTATATAATGTTCTAGCGGGATTAACTAAAACACCCCTCATATTTATTTCATGCCCATGTAATACTGCTAATTTTCCAGTGTAAATTATTCTTTGATCATCTATGCACTCAACACCTCGAACATAAAGATTGAAGTTATTGGCAAAAGTGAATGAGGGTGCGCCAATTAATTCCGGTGCTTTTGACATTAAATACTTCTCGTACCGTTCGTCATGGTTGCCTAACTTGTAAAATATCTTTGCTGACGGGAAGGCCTTTTGAATCACATCTAACATCTGGTTTCCGGATTCAATTTCCTGAGCGAAATTCCTCCGGCGTGGATCTCTTAAGAAGTGACTTAACTGGTGAAAGTCCATGAAGTCACCGTTTATAATAACCGAATCACATTTTAACTTCTGAGCAAATTCAAGCATTGTCAATACACCCACAAAATTATGGTAAGGAACGTGCATATCTGCTATTACCAATGTTCGTTTATGGACCAAAGGCATAACATACGGCTCGTATGAAGATTCAAAAGATTCCGGTATGTTATATTTTTTCGATAATTCTGAAAGGTCTAACATGGTTTGTATTTTTTAGTTTTTTTCGATCTATATTACCAGATGCACCTCTGTAATATCTTATAATGCCTCGTGTGTGTTCTACGTTCGTAAATAAAGCAACGTTATCCCTGTAAATCATCCTGGCAAGCATCAATGTTGAAGCGTCTGGATATTTATTTAAATACTCTAAAACTACCTGGCCGGTCAATGTCGGACCTTTCATACTACCTTTATTTCATCCACCCTGTTAATCCATCCACGTATAAACTTTTCCTGCGACGGGTCTTTATCTACAATATAAGTATAATATTCTTTCCTGGCATGTTTATAACGAATCAGGAACGCATTATCAAGACTGTTGATAGCTTTTATCGTATTGATACCTATTATTCCGTCCACTCGCACGCCTGACAGTCTCTGTGCTGTTTTAATCGCCTTTACTGTTCCAGCGTTTACAGCAAAGTCGAAAATCTGTAAAGCGATGTTCGGATTTTCAAGTTCGTCGATGTTTAACGGCATCCAAAATTCGTTATAGTAAAAGTTGTAAACCATCTTGTCAAATTCTGGATTATCCACAAACTCGCCACGCTTTAACTGACAATTAGCATTATGTGCGTCGATTATGGGCCATCCATTCCAATTCGGATGCCATCTCCGGCTTATTCCCATGTATGTTTCTTTTCCCTTGTCGTTCGGATCGTTTGCGTAACCACCCTCACGGCGTAACACTACGGATATACAACGGTCAAATAGGTTCATATTATTTAAGTATTAAAACAAGTAAAGCAATTATTACTGCAGCTATACTTATAATGGTTGATATGTTAAACTTTTTTGATTCCTCTTGCTTGTCAAGTCGATCAATCAATGTATTAACCCTATCCATTAATATAGGTACTGTTTCACGTAATCCAGGTTGACCGTTTCCGCTTATTACTTTATGTAACTCATCAACCTTAGTGCGGATTGCTGAAATATCAGCTTCCTTTGAGCAGACACAATTTGCCATTTTTTTTAATAGGTTATCATTAATACAAAGTATATTCTAAAGCACCTATATCTGTTGCAAAACCTAAAGGAACAGATGTTCCAATTAAATCTATTGTCGATCCATAACTATATCCACGATCAATCGCTAGCGTAGCTGTAGATTTAAGGGTATAATTGTGACCTACGTAATTTTCAAAATACTGAGCCGTTGATATATTATCAATATCTATATTATTCGATGTGTTTACCGTCGATGAAGTGTAAAAATTATTCCTAACAATAGGGGAATTTGAAACATATACATTTATTGACCCATCAATTGTATTGTTATAGATGTCTAAGCCCAAACCTATTGGATTAAATATTCCAGTAGAAAACCCATAAATTATATTATAACTTATTTTTGTATTGAAATCCGCCTCGTCAGCAAAAAGAATGCCATATATTCCAGTTCCGTTAATGGAACGAATTATATTTTGCCTGATAATTAAATCTTTTGCATCCCTTATTTTTATTCCGATTCCATTAGTTAATATTAAATTATCTTCATACACATGGCCTACGCTATTATTATAAGAATCGTTGGGCGGTCGCATATAAATTCCATAACCACCCTGATTATACAGATAGCAATTTTTTATTGTGACATAATCAGGGTGCATGTAATAAACACCTGATGCAGAAGTCATGTAAACACCGCAACCCCCACCGATAAATCGGCAATCCTCAATTACAGTATGATGATCTCTAACTTGTATGTTATATGCCGTTTCTGCGGTTGAATTAAAGCCCATATTAAAAGCACAATGCTTCGCAAATCCTCCATGCGTACCATCTGCAAACCTAAGTGCTGCTAGAGTGGATTTTCCAAATCTGCAATTAATAACATATGCGGGACTTGTTCCAATTTTTAAATGAGAAGGTTCAAAAACAGTAAGCCTCCCAACCGTATCAAATTCACAATCAATAAATTCAAACGGATCATAATTCACGGAATCTTCATAGCTGTTAGTGCTGACAACAAATTGAGACTGCCTCGAATTTATGTCGTTATTGTGTATCTTTAAGTTATAAAATCCCATATATCTGCTTTCAGAATAAGCCTCAATTGCACTTACCGTATAATCCTTCATGTCAAGGTTAAATACATAGATATACTCACACCGGCCCGTTATCCAGTTTGCCTCGTCACCGAAATACCAGCCCTGTGAATTGGATGGTGCTGTAGTTCCATCAAAAACAGGATCAGCACCGGACGAATAAACGCCTATTAAAGTAGGATGTGTCGCACTAGCTAAATGTGCTTTGATCTCTGTAACTGCACCGTTAATTACAACACCACGCTTTAAGAAATAACCATACCCCGGCTGAAAGGTAACATCAGTTAAGTTATTGTACGGCTGTGTCCGCGTGCCTGATTCTGAAGATGAATAAGAATAATCAATAAATCTGCAATATGAATTCTCCTTTACATAAATCATTGCAGTATCAAGTTCTACCGTTCCTGCGGAAGTAGTTTGAATGATAAGATTGATAGTTGTATCTTGCCTTACTATCTTCCCGTTAATCTTAGTGTAATCAGAAATTGAAATTAATCCCGTGGCTGAATTAATAGAAAAGGCATTATTGAAGTTTGTTGTTATTGAATACGAACTTGATACACCCATCCACGTCCAACATTTAAGCCAATAACCAACAGCATCTCCATTTGATACATTTTCAGGAATGGCATATTTTTGTTTTACTGCCAGGATGTAAGTTGAATCATAACCATAACTGAATGATGGTATAAAAATAGATGCACCTGAAGATCGGATTGGAATAACTTTTACGTCGTTTCGATATGGGAATTTAGGTGTTTCATTTCTATAAAAATACCCATTTGCAATAATAGGCACTTCTGCTTGTCCTAATTGGAAATTACTTGTCCCGTTATCATAAAGTGAATCAACCTGTAAGGCTGTAATAGGCCCATCGTAAAGATGCACATTATCAAGGTATCCGCCCAGCCAGTTTTGAGCAATACCGTCAGAACCAGATGATATAGCAAGTATTTTATTATCAGTCCAGTTAGTTAATATTGTTGAATCCGCCATTGGTATTTTTACGTCATTAAGATATAACGTTACATATCCACTATAAAAGTTAATAACCAAATGATACCACTGATCATAAGCCATAACATTATTGGCAGTATAAAAATCATTGGGTGTGACACCGTCATAAGTTCGTCCGTATATTCGTTGATTTGTTTCATCCCAACGAATATCAAAACCAGCAGAACCGCTATTTTCTTTATTGGTGAATATCATATGCGATCCACCGTAAAGATTAAACCTTCTCATCCAACAAGAAAAAGAAAATGTTCTATCAGTGAAATTGTAAGCTGATGCTGATTCCCAGTTACTATACTCATTTCCTATCCATGAATGAGAACCTTCGTACTTTACCGAAGTGCTATAGGTCATTGGATTTACTCCTGTATGTCCCCCAGAAAAAGCGTTTCCAGAACTGTCGGCATCAGTACCGTCAAATGGTAACTTAAATATTATATTTTGACCAAATGTAGATGATCCAATAAGAAATAATAGGATAAATAAAATCTTATTCATAGTTATTTTTTTAAGTCCGCTTCAATATTCTGTAACCGGTATTCTATTGATTTTTTATATATGTCGTATTCCTTTTTAAGTGCATCGAGTTCCTGTTTTAACTCATAAGTATACCATAGATTACGCTCTAAAGTTGCTTGTAATGCTTGAACTTGATAAGTAGGCCTTTTAATATTCGGAAGGTCGTATGTTTTAACGATCTTTCCTGATTTATCCATATACGACCACGCAAATTCAGGAAGCCCGTTTACCATTCTCATATCGGTGAAAAATTCAGATATTGACGACCTGTTAGCCTTTATATTCATAAATCCTGAAGCACCAAGCGAATCTGCAACCAAAGTTCCAGAAGCGTTTACGAGCAACCACTGATCATAACCATTATCATATAGGTCAAGCGTTAACGAATCCTGAAAATGAGCTTCTTTTAATGCGGTAAACGGTTTGCGAATCTCCATAGCATCGTCGGCATTATACCGGCTAATAACCAAACCCTCAGAATAAAGGAGGTTAGCCCCTTCTGAACTAAGTGATATTTGCTGGTCACCATTGTAAGTATCGGTATAAACAACATACCACGTTACGCCGTAATCACCTGACATACGAATAGATGAAGCTGTTTGTAATATCTGATCTTTACCATTGTTGCTAATATCAGCATCAGAAGCGGCAATTCCTATATCAGACCATGTAGCACCGTAATTTACACTACGATATGTTTTATAGTTATATCCGGTTGCTAGTTGATAATGTCCATCTCCTGACATGGCTACTTTTGCTAAATCACCTACCATTAATTTCTGTGTCCAAGTTACGCCTGAATCAGATGAAACCCATACACCACCCGTTTCAGGGCAGTAATCACAATCCAATGTCGTTGCGCTTAAATACTTTCCATTATCTGATATTTCAATGTCTGAGAATATCTGAGCGAAATCTAAATCCTTACGCCTAAAAGTAGCACCGTAATCGCTGGATTGATAAACGTATCCTGTAGTAAGATTATCATCACCCCAACAACCTACCTGATATTTACCATTTGTTGAAATATCAGTAAAATAAAATCCTAAACTATCCGGCATATTGATAAATGTTGCGCCATAGTTATTTGATCTTAATTGATAACCATTCCCGTCACCGATTAAAATATACTGTCCGGTATTTGACATTGAGACACCCTCATAAGCCCTTAAACTATCAAACGTGGTAAATGTGGCCCCGTAGTCATTTGACTTACGGATTCCCATTTGTTTACCAGCCGCAATTATATACTGGCCTGTTGATGATTGGTCAATATTATAAGTTGCGCTTCCTATGGTTCCGGTATAAATAGCTGCCATTGCTGGATTGTAGTAAATTACATTAGGGTCTACCAATACCTCGGTAGAAGCTCCATTGACAACATTAATCATATTTCCCTCAGTGATAGAAGCTGATCCACCAGCATCTAACTGTGCTAATGTTCGAGAACCTGTAATAGGATCACTAAGACTTAATTGATTAGTGGTTACGTTAAAAGATAAATAACTCGAAGGGCCCAGATAAATCCTTCCTGAGAAATAAGCGTTTCCAGTAGTTCTCTGTGCTCCTACGATATACAACTTATCGTTATACGGATTGAGAACAGAACCTAAAGACAGGTTATGTGATGTCGACCTCGGAGTTATAATATTTGAACCATTAAACAACCAGGGTAAAGCGTATTCAATGGACATGCCGTATATATCATCTGTTGTCTTATTGAATAACAGAAGATAATTGTTAGTTATCCCTGAATTTGTATGAGTTATCGAATCCCAATCAGTCGATAAATACTGAGCCGATAAAGCCATCGGGATCATTAAAACTATTGTTAAAAATATCTTTTTCATTTATCCTTTTTTTAATGGTTTTCCTCCATGTGTTAATATCTTACCTCCGTGTTTCAGTCCGCCCTGTACTTCTTCTGGAGGAGTTACTGATACCGGCGACTGAGTATATGTTCTTACAGTGGGTGTTAATTGAACTGAAATACTTGAATCTTTCTTAATCCAATATTTAAATGTTACTTTCAAATAATTGCTTTTCCCTTGTGGCTCTGTGGCTACCTCTAAAATCTCTATCAAATCCCGTTTACCGCTTTCATCGGTGAAATATACAGAACTACACATCTGGACTACTTTAAGAAGGTCCACAACGTTTGAATCACCGAGTATTTCACAACTTCTTAGCTTGTCTACTCTCCTATAAGTGTAAACATCCCTGTTATCAATCGTTTTCTGTGATTCTGAGTGTTCTGAATATTCCCCGTTATCAAATGACCGTCCACGATATGTAGCCGATAACATCTGCCTTGAATGGAATATGATATTGGAAAACTGATCATCATTCGTGTATTCAATAGAAATCTGTTCGTTATATATACCGACCTTGAAAAGATCACTCCACCACTCATCGTCACCATTAACGAGATGTATATAATAAATCCCCTGTTTTAATGCTGGCATTATAGAACCAGATGCGTAAGATATATACTGCTTGGTAATTTCAGAATTTGTGAAATACATGAAAGTAAAATAACTTAACAGGTCTACCGTTCTGCCTGTTCTGAAATTTACCACTTCCGCCGTAGTCAATAACGAATAATCACCACCCGATTTATCATAAGCCACCTCGAACGGAACGATGTACACCGGATCGACAATAAGCGGAACGAATAAGTTATATTGCATCGCTTCATGCCGCTTGTACAACGTATAATCAACCGAAGTATGAAACCTTAAAGCCTGCACGATGTCATTCATAAATTACCTCCGCTTTAAAGTTGTTTTCCTCTACGCATTTCGTTTCGAGTGACAATACCTTACCGTTACCGATTTTAGTTGTTAATAACTTGTTAATATCCGGTACTGAGGTAAAGTTTATATCCTGTTTTTTAAGTCTTCGAAGTGATAAAGCGGTAACAGCTTTCCCGGCAATGTAAAAATCAGGCTGATAAGCGTTATACCTGTGAAACGTGTTAAGAACGTTAGCATTCGATAAGAAAGCGTTTTGGATAAGTTCACCACTTTTAAATCCTAAAACTGAGTTAACAACTCCGTTTACTGTATCAACGAGCAAAAAACCATCTGAAAGCTGATCTAAATGCTGTGAAAGTCCGTCAATATCTGTATAAAATTCACTCAAAGATTTAGTCTTGGTGTTTTCTTTTACCCCGTTTAGCGCAGGAACAGTACCATAAAGAACTTCAATCTGTCCGAAGTCTTTATTCCATGCCTGAGATTCGGACATATATTCTCTGTTTGGCTTTTCTCCTGAGTTGTAAGCATATTTCAGCGAATCAGAATCCACGTCCTGCGATAAGGTAGGTTCACAATATTTAACGTGTTCAATCCTTAAGTCTCCATTCTCGTCAATAAACCACCGTAAATCCTCTTTTAAAAGAAGATATTCGATTATTTTCTTAAGCGTGGTGACTTCCTTCGTTGTTTTCTGTGTTGCGTTAGGCTTCTTAAAATCAGAAATTGAAATAAGATATATCGTATTAGGTGTCATTCCGGTATAGACTATACTTTTGCCCGATTCCTGATCATCCCCGAAAAAAAGCGAAGATTTAACAGTCCCGGTGAAATTGGGACAGGCCTGCGAAAGAACCTTGTTTAATGAAGCTTTCAACTCATAGCCTTTTACGGTTCGTGAGAAGATAAGGTTTATTCTATCATAGTAATAAGTTCTGCTAATTGAAGATTTAAGTTCCCAGGATTCGTTTAAGTAGGTAGTTGTTGTGATTATGTCATAAAAATCTTCACTATCGAAATTTAATCCCATGTGAACCGAAGGAATAGTAACATTTACCGGATATCGTTGATAGATTTTATAGTCTTCCAAATCAGTAAGAAGTGCAAATCCTACAGGTGCGGTTTCGTCTTTGTAAATTATTACCGCTTCTGTACAATAAAGATTCTCTGAATAACCAAACACACCGGCAATGATCCCAATTCGCATCCAGTAAGTATCCAGTGTTGCAGGAAGATTAATCCCTGCAATACTCTTAAACATCAGAAATGAGTAAACACTATAAGTTATATCTACTCCGGTACCTGAAATTACATTCACTTCGATATCTTCATTCTCCTGTATCTCTGTGTATTTATCTCTTAGTGTGACTTTAAAAGAACACGTTTTCAGATAATCGTCAAATTCAATATCGTAAATAGTAAACTCCGAGGTCTGAACTAGTACACCGTTATCGAAGGTATTAAATGTGAACTTTTCATGCCTGCGTGTCTGTTCGAGTGTTTTAATGTAATCGTAATCCGATTTTATAAGTGTGACAGTACCATCTAGTTCTTTACGATAGGCATAAAGAAGATCACTTTCAAGGGTTTCCTTGATCTTAAGTTCCCTGGAATTGTACGGGTAAACCTGTCGATCTTCTATGAAATATGTCCACCTCATTGAAGCCTGATAATTTTTGTTGAATTACCTTTTATCTGTAATATACTTCCGTCTTTGAGTGTTAAATAGTCTACCTTTTCTGTAAAATACTTAACCAAATCTTCACTTGACTGCCTTGTCTTTTTAAGTTCTGCAAGCATTTCGCTCGTTGAATCATACCGTTGATAATTGCTATCGGTAAGGTTATGGCTGAAATTCAGCTTAAACAGGTCTATATCACTTAAAACACCGTCGTTAACAGCTTCAAGAAGCCTTTTTGAGCGCATTGTCGATTCTGCATTTATAACTGATTCGTGACGTTCTATTTCTACTATCTTTCCGCCTTGTGAGTGCGGTTTTGCATCTCCGGTTATATCTACTTCACCTTCTCCGTACTTTGAAATAGAGTTTATCTTATTCTTATATGCTGAGAATGCAGCAATCATTGAAGCCACAGCAGCCAATCCAAGAATAACACCAACTATAGGAATATCAGAGTATGCTTCTATTATGTTAGCTGAAGCGGTTACTATATCACTTGCCTGAGCTGCTAACTGTATTTGAGCTTGTCTTTTTTGCGCCCTTTCAAGGTCTTTATTTGCCTTGTCTCTTACGGATTGTGTTTGTGCAATGGAATCAACCAACCTATCGTAGTCGTTTGCCTTTCCTTCGTCTTTCAGCTTCTTTTCTTCATCAAGTTGGCTTTTTAAGGTATTCAGCTTTTCTTCCTGTGCATCAACTTCTTTTTGTGCAGCATCTATCTTACCCTGGTTAAGTTCATCAAGAAGGTTTAAAAACTGCTCTGCAAATTGCTGCGTAGCATTGATTAAGTCTTCGTTATAGCTCATCCAAAGCGATATTCTTTGAACTAAGTATTCTTGATCTGAGCTATTACCTTTTTGATGCCATTCCTCTAAAAACCTTAAATCATTAGCGTAAAATTCCTGATCCAGTAAACCCATTCTTTCATATAAAGCCTGACGGTCGTTTTCAATCTTCTGGTTACGCTGGTCGAGTTTCTGCATCACATCTTCCATTTCGTTGATGTGCGCCGGATCGGTTGACTTTCTGTTAAATGTTTGTTTTTTTATGTTGCTTTCAATAGCCTTTCCTAAATCCTTGTAATATTTAATCTCATTATCTAAGGCTAATATTTCTTTATTGATCTGCTCAATGATAACCGGATCAGTGGCTTTTTTTACATTATATTCATAAAGAGCTTTTTTAGCTTCCAGTCTTTCAATTATCCCGGTTGCCAGTTCAAGTTCACGGCGTAATTTATCCAAAGTTTCATCAGTAACCGGAGCCACGCCTGAAGCCTTTTTAAACGCTTTAGCAAAGTCGTCCTGACTGGCTAATAATATCTGTAGCTCGGTTATCAAAACCTTGTTAGCTTCTTGCTGTGCCTTTTTGGTGCGTAATATTTTAAGTTCTTCAGTTGATCGACTATTTTTTGATTCAATAGGGTTAATTTCAAACTGTAACTGATTAGCTTCGTTTATTGCGTCGTTTATTCTTTTCTGTATAGCAAGTCTTTGTTCTTCTTCTGTTTTAAGTTGCTTTGTCTTATCTATAAAGCTATTAAGCATACTCAATCCTTGTCCCTTACCTGCATCTTTCACGAATTGATCGGGATTCATGGCAAATCGTAACATCTCAAATTCATCAGCTAGAGATTTAAGAATACTTTTAAATGTTCCAGACGCCTTAAGCGATTCAACAAATAAAGTCCAACCGTTTTTAAGATCGTTAACGGCTGTTTGTAAATTATCAATAGTCTTTACGCTTTGAATTCCATAAGCCTTTTCAAGAGCAACAGCAAACTTAGGAAGTGCATCCTGGGCCAATACCTCGTTATTCTTGATCATTTTCATTAACTGAGGTATTGTAACATTCAGAGCGTCTGCCATTATTCGCATTGCACCAGGAAGATTGTCGCCTAACTGCCTTCTTAACTCTTCCGTTGAAATCGTACCCTTTGAAATCATTTGCTCCAGGGCAAGGAAAACAAGTTCCATTCTCTGAGCATTTAACCCCAAAACAGAACCGGCCTTAGAAACAGATTCAAATATCTTACGTGCTTCTACTAAATCAAAATTAGAACCAGTTATTGCAGCCCTGAATTTTAAATAAGATTGTGAGGTTGAAATAACTTCAAGCCCATAACGCTTTGTTATATCGGTTAAAAATCCTTGTGTTTTTGCAAGTTCATTAACATCATTTACAAGGTATTTATACGACTGACCAAGAACATTTAACTCCTTTGTGGTAGTAAATATGTTCTTTACAAGGCTAATAGCTGAATTTAACCCTAAATAAGCTACAGCCAAATTCTTAATCGAGGCAATAAAACTACTGATTACGCCTGGCTTATAAGTACCGTTTAACTTCTGCTGTTCTGTTATTAACTGATTCGTTGCCTGACGGTGTTCCCTTAAAGCTGCAGCTGCCTTTATGTTCTCAGGCGTCATTTTAGCTAGTTGGGTTGATAACTGTCTTTTAAAACTAAGCGCCTGCTTTTCGGCATCGGTTAATTTCTTTTGTTCTGCTGTCAGTTCACGTACAGAACCAGCAACCTGGTTCAATCTAGTTACGTTTTCACCGCTTATCGTTATGGGCTGTCCTAATTGGTCATAGATACTCTTAAACTCGGTTTTTATCGTTCCAAGTCTACTCTGAAAACCGGCAACCATCCTATCGAGATCCTTTAGGATTGCTTCTATCGTACCCGGTGTGAGTATGGTATCTTTGTCTATTCTTCCTGGCATTTATTTCCTTTTCAAAGTCCCGTAAATCGTTGTAATACTGAAATACTGTTAATTTGTGGCTATCCCTGTGGCTCCACTCAGTTAAAATCCTGTGTGTTGTTTCGTATTGTTGACGGATGTTTTCATGTTTGGTAAATTTGTTAAGTAGGTTTTTTAATTCAATTTCTACAAGCGCAATTTTGATGTCTAATGAAGCATCTTCCGTGTATCCTCTTTTTGCTTGTAATTTTACTAGTTGTTTGGTTTTGTGGTAAACTATTTGGTTAATTTCTGTTAGTCCAAACTCGTCAATCAGTTGACCGAGTAACTTTTCGTATAATTCCTTTGTACCGCCTTCGCAAAGTTTTGTATAATCGTTTTCTATTGATACCTCTTGGAAATTGTCAATAGGACAATTATATATAGTTAGCTCATTCACTTATTTCTTTGATTTTTTCCTTTAGTTCACTACAAATTTTATCGAGCTTATCTTTATAAGATTCAATAACTTCATCTATTTGCTTATTAAGACTTTGGATAAATTCAGTTGTGAAAATGTCTGATTTAGTTATTGGCTTCATTGTAACAATGCTTTTTGAAGGTTCCGTGCGTAAATGGGTATTAATAGGTTTGTAAATTCCTTTTCATTCTCCGGTGTAAGCCCGTAAATCTCACCCCAATTATACTCTAAAAGATCACCCTTGCTTCTTGATCCCATTTCAATGAATTTATCAAATACCAGTGCGTACATTCCTTTGTAATGTTCCCCTGTATCGTTCAATGTTTTAGGTGTAAGTGGAATACGCTTTCTTTTAGCATAGGGAGAAGAATAAGGGGGAAGTTTCATTCCTTTGGCATCAAAACCAGCTTTTAACTGCTCTTGATTCATGCGGATAAGGTCTTTTCTGAGTTCATTGACTGAATCCCTCCAGACCCTATCCTGGTCAACTTTTATCTTCCCCCAATCTTCTATCATTACGGTACAACTACAGCACCACAAGTAATATCAAATCCACTTACGGTCACATGGACATCATACGTATGAGCAGTTGTCAGCAAGGCCGATTCATTAACCGTGAAGGTATGCGTACCAGCCACATAAGTAAGCGATCCGGAACCAGCAAGTGATTTATCTGCACCACCCGCCCTGTCTGCAAACTTAATTGAACTGTGTAATACCGATGAACTGGTAAGATACAGTTTTGTTCCAGGAGCAGAAGGATCAACGTCATCCATTTCAAATACCAAGGTACATCCAGTTGTTGCGGGTGTTCCTACGGTGCCGGTTACATCCCTTAGTGAATAAAAATCTGAATCGTCGGTAACGTCTGCGCTGGCAATAGCTACAGCAACCATGTTATTCATGTCTGATCCGGTTTCAAGCCTAAACTTACAAACGAGTTCAGATACCTTTTCCCGTGTCGGAGGTGTGTAGTTCGGAGTGGTAAGGTTCTGAATCCTGATAGGTTTCAAATCCGTTCCGTCCTTTATTCCAAGTACCTGGGTATCCTGTGTAACCGGATAGGCTGCGATAGCAAAATTCTGAAGGTCTTTCATCTGACCTACCAGTTTCGGGGCAATGTCATAGAAGGTATATTCAAAGTCTACGGAACCATCCTGAAGCACCCTGAAATAACCGTTCTGATCAAATGCCAATGGCTCACCAGCCACAGCACCAGCGCCAAAACATAAAGGAGTGGGAACTACCTTTATTGAAGTGTCTGCCGAGAAATTAGGAACATCCATGAGTGCCGTCCATGTAGCCTTAACAGCCGCATTCGCAAGTGTTACCTTGTTGAGCGTGTTATCGTCCTTTTTATAAAGGACAAACATAAACCGGCGGATTTCGTCCGGTTTGAATGTAAAGTTGTACCCAATATTGGGTAAATTCGATCCTGCCATTGTTATTGTATTTTAAGTTTTTCACCTGTTTTTAATTCCCAAACTTTTTTAATGGTAGCCGCTGAGGGTTTGGGAATTACCCCGCTTTCAACGTACCCGGCTACAAGGAGTTGAAACCACTCAAAATTATTGGCTTTGAGTTTTTCAATGTTAAAATCCATCGTTTCCAGCGTCATATTCTGTAATTTATGTTTAGATCAACTCGTAAAGAAAAGTAAGGCGGTATATCTTCTATTGTTGTTTCAAAGGAAAAATCAGAAAATACCTGCGGGCCGGTGATAACGTTTTCAAGTTTGAATCCGTAAGGTTCATAACGGTATAAATCAGTAATAACCTTTATAAACTCGTAATCCGCCCGATGAGTAACTGAAGGGAATAAAGTTTCCAGGTTTACATGAAATACATTACCGATTGTTACCGAGTATAACCCGTTTGTATTAACTGGATTTGTTTTCTCGTAAAAATAGCACACTACAGCCTTGTCAGTGGTAAATAATGATTTACTGAGTTCCTTTGAAAACTTCACCGGTGTTACATCCTGACCGTCCTTAAGTTTATAAATCCTGTCATATATGTCAAATGTACCAGTAAGCAATCCAAGACTAATGAATTTAGCCTCTAATTTGCTTTGTATTGAATTTATCCTCTTATCAATACCTACCGTATTTGACCTGGCATGGATCATTTCGAATAGTGAATTATCAAAGTATCCGCCGTTGAGTTTCCTTTATAAAGTGTCGTTACCCAATACTGACCTACTATATTATCAGCCCTAACTGTCTGTCCCATTACCGAATCACCCTCGAAATACACTATTGATGCGCTCGTTAACGGAATAAGAGCTGTTAAAGCTACAGGCAGTTGGAAATGTTCCCCGTCTACAGATTCACCACAAGCGATCTGAGCCGTTGAATTAGTGGCAAACGAGGGAAACTCATACCATATCAAAGCACCGTTAGGCGCACGTAACCTCTTCGCAACCGTCTCACTCGTACCTGTCATAGTAGCCGTGAATATGGTATCGTTCTTAAGAACTTTACCCCAATCAATAAGCTGTGATTTAGCCGGTACAAGAAACGCTACGAAAAAGGCTAAAAGAATTATCTTTTTCATGTTATTATTATGGATGATTCGTTAAAAAGTGACTTTCTTACTCTATCTATTTCAATCTTCAGCTTTTGATTCAATCCCACATTACGGGGTACATTCTCTCCAGTCTGTGTTTCCAGGTCGAAGGCTGCAATGTCAGGTAGTTTTTCATTTACCCTTTTCGTTGCGTTTATCCTTCCGCTGGTTTTAATTAACTCCAGGACACGAATAGCAAACGAGTAGCCCTGGATAGGGTCAAACATCGCTTGATTTGTCATTATAAGATTCGTGTAATCACAGAAAGAGGATATGTCAAGGTTCAGTCCCCAGCATTCCGACCGGTATGAAAGAGAGCCAATATCAAACAAATTTGTTCCGTTAGGTTCAACGCTTATTGAGCGTAACCTGATACCGTTAAATGTTGTGTGTTTGTTTGCGCCGTTCCATACACGGTCGTATGCTTGGACAGTTCCTAAATCATTCTGAAAATATCCAAAATAGAATTTACCCGATCCATACGTCGAAGTCTGATTGTAAAGTTTTTGATTCAATTCCAACTTGTAAAAGTCGTCGGCTACGGAAGTAGCACTAAAATCAGCAACTTTACTTTTCTTTGATGAATGAAATAGGTAGAGTTTAAAAGCCTTTACTCCGTTGAATTGCAGTATAACACTATTAAGCACATTTACAATATTAGCGGTTTCAGGTACTGAGATTTCAAAACCTACAAACTTACCCTCGTTTGCGATTGCGTTCTCGAACACATTCTCACGAGTGTAAAGCATCCTGTTCTCAATCAAATCCCTTTTACCCTCGAAAACACGGTTTAAACCTGTTTTAATCGCTTCTTTCTGCCATGTAAGTATCAAAGCGTTAACTTCAGCATCGGTGATGTCAGGATCATCCTGGCAGTCTAAAATGTTAATGAAGTTAGCCAACGAATGAAACTCATCATACGTAAGCCCTGACCTTGTGACTTTGGAAGCAGCATCAAGTTTACCCGTGTAACCGGTTTTAGTGGGTTCCTTTAATCCAATACGCTGGTAAAGTCCCGTCGTGCCTAATATGGTCGTACTGTCGTACATTTATTTTGCTATATACTTAGTAGTTAGCAATGTGGTATCGGCGGAAGTTCCTACGACTTTAAGCCTGTACATATAATCGTATGTTTTAAGCCTAAAGCGAGCTACTCCCGCGCCCACAATAGTAAATGTATCGTTTGTACAGATTAAATCAGTGTCAACAGTGGTGTTCATGGATTTCCATGAAGTTCCATCAACTGATTTTTCAATGGTAATAGTACCATCCGAAGTTCCACCGTAAGCATCAGTACAAAGAGTTTGAATGCTTAAATCCATAACCTTCGCAAATCCACCTACTGCCGGAATATAGATATAATCCGTTTCTGCATTTTTGTTGGTGTCTGCTTCTGAAGCCTTAACTGATTTATACGGAACCTGTGCGCTGGCTGCGATTGCTACAATCGCAAAAACCAACATAAAGATTAACTTTCTCATTATGATTCAAGTAATCCAAATTTAACAATCGGAGAAAGATTTGATGTACTCATCGGGGCTTTCAGGAAAGCAACGTCGATAGTGATTTCATATACTATGTCAATATCCTGAGATTCACCGTAAGTTGCACTGTTGTCAGCACCTGCAGCAAGTTCGTGAACTGCGAAAACAAGACCTGAACCCAAGGGATCAGGCATTGAGCGGTAACGACCACCAAGCTGGAAAGTGTTTCCAAAACCTTCACGGTTTTTAGAGGGAATCCAATCAATAAAACCAACAGTACCCGAAGGGAATACATAGCCCATACCATTGTAACCGGCATCGGTTGTAAGCTCCTCAGTTACGCCAAGATTAAGTCCATTGAACTGCCAACCGAGGTTAGTCGAGTTGCCCTGTCCCTGCTGGATCAGGTGTTCAGCTTCCTGCATGAAATACTCATCCACGATAGCGGAAAGTTCACCCTGATAATACTGCTCACGCATGAAACCCCTTACCTTCTGAAATGCCCTGTCTTTGTTTGCATTGGCAATCTGGAAAAGGTAATTTGTTGCATCCCACGAACCCGATTTGGGAGTTAAGGAAACCGCAACCTGTGTTTTGTTAGTATTCAGCAAACCTAGGAAATAGGTTTCCAGGGTTCCGTGCAAGTCAATAGCTGCACTACGAAGCTGAACAGCCAATGCTTCAGCAAGTGAGAAAACGGATTTGTCACCCTGTTTAACAGAGTTTTTGAAAGTCCGGCCACGAGTTACAAATGACAAGGTTGTCTTTGTTCCGTCGTTGTTGTTACCGGATGCGGCATGGTTACGAACTGTAACGGCCGATGTTGATTGTTTGTTGAGTGTACTGATCTCAACGGTCTGTGAGTCGGAAGTTTTTACGTTCCATACTCTTTCACGCTCTGAAGCAGGAACTAACATAGCACCGCCCTGCTTCAACGTCATAAGTGTCGTTGAGGGTTTATGCTTAAATTCCGGCCTCTGCATGATTTCAGGCAGCTTGTACTGAGCTGCATTCCATACTACATCTGCAAAATTTGCCATTTTTTATAAA